AAATGATAACTTACTTAATCTCGGCAGCGGTCTTCGCCCTTCTCATTTACCGGTTATGGTATTTAGAAAAAGCAACCGATGAACTTCAAGAAGAGGTCAACCAACGCAATCGGCAAATTTGGGATTTAGAAACAGAAATCTTAACTATCCGGTCAACCATCCAGCAAGGAAAGGATGATTTGAACCAAGCAAAGATGATGAGCGAGAAACGGATTGCAGAGTTGGAAGACAAGTTGCAAACTTTCAAGAACCAATTTACAGATTTGAAAAATGTTAAAAGCGAGGGTAGTAAAGGCAACAATTAATTCAATTGAGAAATGGAGAGTTTACTTCGCTGGAGAATTACTCGCCACATTTGAATCGGAAAAAGATGCACGAGATTACGCAGAATTTATAGACAGACAATGAAGACACCAATAGACCGCTTGGTTGAACACCTACGCACGGAGTTCCCCGATTTGGATATCAACCCACACTTGATCTTCAACTTCAAGCAACTCGAGAAGATGGAACAACAACTCGCATACAATGCCGGGTTTGCCAATGCAAAGAAAATATACTGTGAAAAATCTAACTGATAAACAAGCACTATGTTGGGCAATTGCAATCCTTCGTGATGATATGCGTTGCACCTGGAGACAGATTGCCCAGCGAATGCAATTCAGCGAATGCAAAGTGCGTCACCTTTACACCCAAACAAAACCCCTATGAATGTAACCAAAAAACTTGTGTTGAAATTGCTTGAGCAATATCCACAAACAAGAGACAATGACAACCTTTTGATGTCAATGATTTGGAGAAGAGAATCAAATCTGTTCAACTTCTTCCATCGTTTGGAATCAGGCAAGTTAACACCAGCGGAAACCATCCGCAGATGCCGTCAACGGTTGCAGTTAGATGATCCCGAATTGAGAGGTGCGACCTATGAGCTGCGACAAAAACACCAAAAAAAAATCCTAACAGAACTGGGATACAAAACAAAACCATAAGGTAAAAACAAAATGTATAACACACAAACAGCGTCAATGGTGAAGAGCAGTAACCACACGCAGAAAGACACAACGGTAAACACCGTAATGAAAACAAATGATTACTCAAAGTTCAAAACTCTTGGAGGTAATCGCCAGTTAAATGAATTGCACCTGAAAAGATTACGGTCTTCCGTTATGGCAAAAAATTTATTGTTTGCAAATCCAATTTTGGTCAACGAGAAATTTGAAATTATTGATGGACAACATCGTTTCACAGTTTGCAAAGATTTGGGACATCCAATACATTATTTATTGGTTGAAAATTTTGGACTTTCCGAAGTTCAAACCTTAAATGCCAATACAAAAAACTGGAAAATTGAAGATTACATTGATGGTTATTGTGATATGGGATTGCAAGAATACTGTTATTTGAAATCTCAAATGGTTAAAACGGGATTAGGTGTAACAGTATTATTGGGAATTTTGGCAGCTGGTACTACTTCGGGTTCAACTTTGTATAATTTAAGAGAAGGAGAACTTAAATTGATTCATAAAAATCGTGGATTAATTATGTTCCAATGGATAAAAGATTGGATGAAGCATTATGATGGTGCGAGTAGGAGATCATTTGTTTTTGCATTGGTTCATCTTTACGAAATACAAGGTTATAATCACGAGAAAATGATGCAAAAACTTCAGTATCAATCAACCAAATTAGTGGATTGTACTAATACAAAAACATATCTTGCTCTGCTTGAAGAAGTTTACAATTTTCGTGAACGAGGTGAGAAGTTAAGATTCTTTTAATTATATTTGTATCGTTAACTGGTATGTAGAAGATACCGAAAGTTAAAACCCTTTTATCCCTTTTGAGTTGTGTGTGCTTCTACCACCGCAATTTGAGAGGGATTTTTTTATGGCAAAAAATAAGAAATCATTTATCCTTTATTGTGACCAACAAGGGGTATTCAACAAACTCCCTGATGAAATTGCTGGGAAATTAATCAAACACATCTTCGCTTATGTGAACGATGAAAATCCACCTTGTGATGACTTACTATTGTCAATTGCATTTGAACCCATTAAAACGCAATTAAAAAGGGATTTGGTGAAATACGAGGATTACATTGAGAAACAAAGTGTTAACGGTTCAAAAGGTGGTAGACCAAAGAAAGCCAACGAAACCCAAAAAACCCAAGCCTTTTTTGAAGAACCCAAAAAAGCTGATACTGATAATGTAACTGATACTGATACTGTAACTGATAAAAAAGTATTTAAGAAACCGACCATTCAAGATGTTAAAACTTATATGAAAGAACAAGGAATGAATGACATATCGGAACGATGGATGTCTCATTACGAATCAAACGGTTGGTTGGTTGGTAAAAACAAAATGAAAGATTGGAAAGCATCGGTAAGAACTTGGAAATTAAATAATCTTCAAACCGAGGAAATCAAAACAAACAAACCTAAAATTGCAACCCTATGAACACAGAAAGAATCATCCTATCAAATATGTTGTTTTACGATGACGCAAAACACTTCTTACCAAGAATAAACAAGAACTGGTTTACGGATTCAATGTCAGCCAAATTGATTGAGGTTATGACAGAAATGTACTACAACAACGAAGCCATTGACTATGTGAGTTTATCCAAACACTTTGACCGAGTTCAAGTGATTGAGATTATTCAACTTCAACAACAAGCATCCGGCATCACGGACATCAAACCACACCTGATGCAATTGGAACACGATTACATCAAGAAACAAGTTGTTGAAGGCGTTTTGTCTTTGGATGTCACAAAGGAATTGAATGAGCTTGTGACTGACATTCAAAATGTAGTTGAACGCACAACATTCTCAACCCATAAAGAACCATCCAGTATTGTCAAGGTGACCAACAAGGTCGTTGATCAAATCGTTTTCAATGCACAGAATGGTGGTAACTTAACGGGTAAGCAAACCGGATGGAGATTCCTTGACAAGTACATTGGTGGTTACAACGAAGGTGATTTGATTGTGGTTGCTGGTAGACCGGGAATGGGAAAGACGGCAATTGCTTTGACCTTGACAAAAGAGTTTGCACAGATTGGAGGAAAGGCTTTGTTCATTTCACTTGAGATGTCCAATGAGCAACTTGCTAAGAGATACATTTCCCTGATTGGAGACATTGCCAATTGGAAGATTCGCAACGGACAATTAAGAGAGAATGAAATCCTTCAGGTGTGTGACATTGCCAACAGACAAACGATTGAATTCTTCATTGATGATGACGTGGATTCTCGCATCGGACAAATAAAAGCCAAAGCCAAACTTCACAAATCAACGAAGGGATTGAATTTGCTTGTCATTGATTACATCCAGTTAATCAAAGGAACAAAGACAAACCGTGAGCAAGAGATTGCAGAGATATCACGGACGCTTAAACTCCTTGCAAAGGAACTCAAAATCACGGTGATGATACTTGCACAGTTATCACGGAAGAGTGAAGAGAGAGCAGACAAGAGACCGATGTTGAGTGACCTTCGGGAATCAGGTGCAATTGAACAAGATGCCGACATCGTGATGTTCCCATTCCGACCGATGTACTATGAGCAAGAGAAACCCGAAATGGAAGAAGCCGAGTTGATAATCGCAAAGAACCGGAACGGAGAGTGTGTGACAATACCGACATACTTTGAGGGGATGTATACCAGTTACAAGGAAAAAATATAAATAGTTTGCAATTGTAAACCTTTTAATATAGATTTGAATAATGAAAAACGAAAAATACTCAAACGCATATCAAATGTATTTGGATGGTATGTCGTTGGAGCAAATCGGCAAAGAAATAGGAATCACACGCCAATGTTTATTTAAGGCATTTAAGCGAAGAGGATACCAATTGAGAAGCCCAAACTTCCAACCACATCAATTCTACGATGGTCATAAATTCTCATTAAGGAATCACGGTTACTATGAAAGAACAACTGGAGATAGAGAATTGATGCATAGATATGTTTGGTCTAAAAATAATGGTGAAATACCGATTGGCTATGACATTCATCATATCAATCGCAATAAGGCTGATAACACAATAGAAAATCTTGAATTGATTGATCACCGAGAACACGCAACAAAATATTCAACCGGAAATAATCAATACTCAAAAAAATGATACACTTTAGTTTATTCAGTGGGTTGGGAGGATTTGAGTTGGCTGCGGAATGGATGGGTTGGAAAAATTATGTGAGTTGTGAAATAAATCCATTTGCCAATAAAGTTCGTGAATACCATTTCCCTGATGCATACCATCACAAAGACATAACAGATTTAACTTATGAAACAATTAACACTGAACTTTCAAGGAGATTCGGAAGCCACTGGAGAAATGACGAAATCATCGTCACCGGTGGCTTCCCTTAACTATGCCAACCATTCAGCCTTGCCGGGAAAAGAAAAGGCACAGATGATGAACGCTACTTGTGGGGCGAAATGCTACGAGCAATTCAAGAGATTAAACCCAAATATGTCATCGCAGAAAATGTCTTTGGTATCACGAATATTGATGGCGGATTGGTATTCCAGCAGGTGTGCCTTGACTTGGAAAATGAAGGGTACGAAGTTCAGCCGTTTATTATTCCAGCTGCAGCCAAAAACGCACCGCACCGAAGAGATAGATGTTGGTTTATTGCTACCAACACCAAAAGCAATGGAAGCTCCATCGGCAAGTTGGGAGAATCGCAAACCAAACAGCAAGTTCAAACCGGGAGTGACATTGACGGATTTGAAAGTTTGGGGAATGCTACCAACACCAAAAGCAAGAGAAGCTCCGGATTGCTTATCAGAAAGAAAAAGACACACACCGTCAATGGAATCTTTGGCAGTAATGGGAATGCTACCGACACCAAATACTTGCGATGCGAAAACCGCCAACAACAAGGACAACCACGATGTGAAAAGGGGTTATTTAAGGGGGTTTGCATCAATGGGAATGTTGCCAACACCACAAGCACAGGAAGGCGAAAAGATAACAGGTTTAGAGAATCAAGATTCAATGACCAAGAGAGTAAGACAAATAACTGGGAAAACTTCCCAACTCAATCCCCGGTTTGTGGCGGAGATGATGGGATTTCCACCGAATTGGACGGAATTACCTTTCCAAAGTGGAGAGCAGAATCAATCAAAGGATATGGAAATGCCATAGTTCCACAAATCGCATATAGCCTTTTTGAAATAATACAAGAACTAAATGAAAATAATTGACTACCGCAGATTCAACCAACTGCGAACGAAAGCAAAAGATTTGCCAATGTATAAGGAATTCATCTCACTCGTTGAAAAGGATAAAAAGGTACAATGCTATAACACCCTTCAAGATATGCTGTTAGATGCGTTTAAATGGGATAAAACGCCACAAGGTCACGAGTACTGGCAATCCGTCTATGATTCAATCGTACTTGCAGAACATCCAAAATGCCCAAAGTGTAACCAACTTGGGAAGGTATGGTTGCTCAAGACCGTAGACAAGCACAAGTGTAACAAATGTAAAATAACATTCTAATGATCAGCCACTATCAAGAAGTACACAACCTAAAGCAAGAGATTCGCAGATTGCGTTTACAGATTGCTGACATAACCGTCAAGCACGACAAAGAATTGAAACGATTAAAAGAAGAAATCATTCAACCCAAGTGCGATTTGAATAGCATTGATGCTGACTGGACAGATGCGATGAGAGTTTGTTGTCAAGCCTACGATGTCACACCTGATCTTGTGATTTCATCATTGAGAAAACAATCCGTTGTGTATGCTCGTCATATGTTCTCCTTCCTTTGCCGTAAGCACTTGAAGATGACATTTAGTTCAATTGGCTATATATTGGGGAGAGACCATTCCAGCGTGATGAATGCAATAAATGTCTTTGACAATTTAGTTACACACGACAAAACAACAAGACAAACCTATGAAACATCCGTTCAGTTATTATGTGATTACTTGCACCAAAGGACTCTCCAGCACGATCCACATCTTGTATGAGGAAGATCAAGTGATAAGATGCCAAAAAAAGTACGAAAAAGATGGTTATATTTGCATTATTGAAAAGAAAAATTGAATAAAGATGCCATCATATTGGAGTTATCCAAAGCCGATTGGCTGAAGAAAGCAACCAAGAACATTGCAAAAAACAATGAGTTGGCAAGGGAGTTATATCAATTTTACTTTTTAACTATACTTGAGAAACCTGATGAGCAAATCGAGAAAATATACAGAGACGGATACATCCAGTTTTGGTCAATCCGTCTTTTATACCTTTGTATCAACGGCAACCGGCATCCCTTTGGCGAATCAAGAATATATGATCAACAGGATGTGTACGAGCTTGACTTCGCTGAAGAGATTGACTTACTGGATGACAGAGAGCAAACGGAAGGAATTGAACTTGAACGAATCAACAAAATAAACCAAGTAACAGAATCAGCATATTTCTATGAACGAGAACTTTTTAAACTATGGTGTTCAGGAATGTCTGCAAGGGCAATCCATAGAAAGACAGATATTTCCGTTCGTGAAGTTTTGAGAGTAATTAAACTAATGAAAGAAAGATGTACAACGAAATAATTGGGATTGCTTGTTTGGCAATCATCATCGTAAACTTTGGCAAACCTGCCGACCTTCTTAAACGCTATCTGTACGGTAGTGACTATTCCAAATGGAAGCGAATGAAACCCCTTGACTGTGCGTTCTGCTTGTCTTGGTGGTTGGGCTTGTCCTTTTTCTTGTACACATACGGTTGGGTGGGGATACTTTACGCATCCATCGCAACTGTGATTGTCGCACTATTAGAAACCAAACTATGACACCACAAGAGAAAGCGAAAGAACTGGTTGACAAATTCACCGTAGTTGGATTGCAACAAAGAAATGAAGGAATTCAATGTGCATTGATTATGTGCAATGAGTTGTTATGCAATTCAACATTTTTAATCAGTACAGGCGAATCATATTTTTGGAATGAAGTAAAAAAAGAAATAGAAAAACTATGAGCAACATTGAATTTATACTATCACTCCAACCGTTGTACGACAACTGGAAGAAAACACAAGTATTCGCACCATCACCAGAACAAGGGGCAATCCTAAACAATGTCCACCGTGAAATCTTCGGAAGGAACTTGCCTAATTGCAGTACTTGTGTAACCGAAGCATTGCACTCACTTTTGATATGGGCAAACCAACAACAAGAAGCCA